TAAATATTTAATGCCGGGGATTGTTCCCCCGGCTTGATTTTACCACATAAATTGCTTATAGTAATCATACATTGCATTTCCTAAATATTCATAAGCGGCTGCTGTAAAATGTATCCTGTCAACTGTTGGTTGCCCTGCCATACTAACAGTTTTAAAATAACTATCTATATTGTTTATTTCAGAAAAAACAATATTGGCATTATCTGTTGGATAGGTCGTTACATAATAATCGGAAATTTGCCCGTTAATAATAGGCATTGCGGGGCTGCCAAATATACCACGCAACCAACCTAATAAAAGTTCTAAGTTAGTTTTGAAAACCGGGCGTCTTATATCCGTCATATCCGCCTCTCCTTGGTGCCACAATATACATTGAGGCAATAACAATATACCATTTTGTTTAGCGTATGCAAATGCCTTATGTATACGTTCAATCATTTGTTGACACATTGAATTTTCGCCGCTTGGTATTTTTTCAATTTCGGGCGACCAGCACGCCGACCGTGTTTCGTCTACTGCACGTTGATAACCAATAGGTATTCCGCTATCTGTTTCTTTTATTGCATATAATTTTTTACCCGGATTAGCATCTAACCACTTTTTAGCAAAGAAAATATCAAATCCAAATTGATTACTATTGTTTGCGTATGAACCAGTATTTACCCCCAATTCCCATGCTTGGAACTTACCTGCAATACGGTTCCACATCATATAATTATCAATTTTATAATTCATATCAACCAACCATTGCGGTGCGTTTACTTTATTGCCTCTACCATCGGCGTTGCTTTGTCCGGCAATAAATATTAGTGGGTTGTAATCTCCTATATTCATTGCAACCCCTCGTTTGTATTGTAACAATGAATTATTGCCAAATACATATTCACGTTGTCCCAAAAACCACGGTGTCCGATTAATTACATTATCGAATTGCCTAATTAAATTCGGGTTATATTGTTTGATTTGCATATTGGGATATTCTGATTTACTCCAACATACTACTAAATGCGTTGCATTTGATGGTACAACAGACAATGATACGGGGAAATTCTCAACGTATGCGCCATTTGCACCGTTATAAGTTGTAAAACTTGAACGGCTTACAAAATTATTCGGATTAGTCACATCGTCAGAACTCCAAAAACTAATTGGTATTATTCCGCCACCTTGATAAGCAGTTGTTATAAATAACATTTTAGACGTAAACGCCGACAATGGAATTACAACATACGAATAATTAACATTGTCCGCTATTTCTTTTGTAAATACCCGGATAAACTTACCCTCTACACGTGGATAACTTGAATAATCAAACGCAACGGCATCATTTCCGACTAATTGCGCTAATTCCATAACGTCTAAACGATTTGTCCCCCAATCCGTCCAATTGTTTTCTAAATTAGACCAATGTCGTTGTTTGAATACTGTATTATTGAATTTATCCGTTTGAATTAGCGTTTGAGTTATATTGTACTCTGCAATCGTTGATGGATAAACAAACAACATTCCCGTTGTATCTATTGATGGACTTTGTGAGTTGTAATATACTCCATTGCTTTTGATTGTATCTATATTAGTTGCGTTAAACACTTGTGATTGGTTGGCTAAAGTTGATATCTCCCAATCCGACCACGTTTGTGTACTACTATCATATTTTCGTTTCTGAAAATTAAATTGAAATCCATTACTAAAATACATCCTTGATTGATATATTACACCCGATATATTACTAATCCAATAAATAAAAGGGGTTGGGCTATTTTTAACCGTCGTGTACATTCCGGGGGTAAACACCTTATCTTCATAATTAGGCGCATCTGTATTTGAACGGTCTACAAATCCTACAAAGTCAAATGTATTATCTTCATATTTAAAAAAACGTTGCGTCCATTCGCTCCATGTATTTGTATCATTGTTGTATGTTCGTTCACGAAATACAAATTTTGCATTATCATTATAATACATTTGTGTTTGATACCATACGCCCCCAATCGGTTTAATAAAGTATATAACCGGGTTTCCGCCACTTTTTGTATCTCGTATCCATAACCCGGACGTGCGCACTTTATCAATGTAATTATCTGCGTTTGGGTCGTTTGTTGTTAATACATTGAACGAACCTAATATTACATCTCTATCCGTAACACTATCCAACAAACGTGCATTATTCCATGCGCTCCAAACCTGCGTATTAGTATTAAATGTACGCAAAGCGTATATTAATTGTTGCCCATCACTAAAATATATACGCATTTGATATATTATTTCTCCCTTATTGCGAACGTGCAATATATATAAGCTTGAGATTTGGTTTTGTGGCTTTTTAATATATAATCCGGATGATTTAATATTATCAATATACGCTACATCATTTACATTATCGCTCACATATCCCGAAAATGTATTGCTATCAATCGCAATATTTGTTGTTTGCGCAATCCATGTATTCGACGCATTATTTGTTAATAATACAACCCCCTCCGTTACTTCAATCCCACTAAAGTTGGGATATATACCGGGTTCAGTCGCCAAATAAAATACATTTGCATCTGGAGTACCCGGATTTGTTGAAGGCGTCGCAATCCCTACAAATGTTCTATTCTTACCAATGGTTGAAATAATCGTATCCAATGTATTTTGTAACACATTACCCGTTATTTCTTCGTTTCCGTTTTGTTTAATAACAGCGTTTACCGCCGCTTTCAATTCATTAAAATTTGCCATAATCTAACTAATTAAAAAATCATTGTTAAAATCATTATTAAAATCTCCCTTATCTTGAATTATAACGCCCCGTCCGATTTTCTTTACCACGGTTGCGCATTCAAATTCACATTCAACCGACGCTAAATTGCCCTGCGTTTGCCATTTGGGGGTAATTAGAAACGTGTCGCAATCGTATTTCCTACCTTGACTATATACCGTTACAAAATCGCTCATACGGATTAACCGCATTACATCGCAAAGGTATTCGGGGGCTAAAAAGATAAACCGAAACGTTTTTTCCGATATTTGTTTTTCCGGGAAAAAATACCCGTCCCGTTCTTCGCCCTCTTCCTCAAACTTGTATTCCGGCTTTCCCAACTCCGAACATACGTAAACCCGGTTTTTGAATTGCACGCCCTCGTAAACGATTTGTCCGCCGTCAACCTCCATATTGGCGGCGTCGCTCCATTCAACGCACAAATAACCGTCCATTCCGCCGGAAATCCACGTAAATACATCGGAATAATACCATTGTACGCCGTCGTTAATTCCAATCATATAACGCCCCTCCGGGAAATCTAAAGCCATCGGCAATAAACCGGGATAAACAATAACATCATAACCATAATTTGCAAACCGGACAATCTGCAATCCGGTTTCCAACATCGGCGTTGTTATGTCCGCCAATATCCGGGTAAATTTATAATCATACAACCGAACCGATACAATGTTATTTGAACGGGTCGGACGTATGATTTGAAACGGCAATAATTTATTTATAGGCGTAAATAACGGGTAAACATCGCCATACGCATACGATTTTTTATAATCTTGGTATTGCAGACTTTCATAAAATGGCAATACAGACAAATTGTTATTCGGTGTCATACTTTAAAGTTGTTTTAATGGAACGACTGCACAAATTTACGCTTAATTTATCAACTTGACCGTTACCGATATACGTTTTTATTAGTTGCATCGGGTTTGGGTCGTCATTTGCCGGAAAACTAAACGTTTGTTTCTTCTTTCTCTCAATACCGTATGCGTAAACCTCGGAACCGTTTATTGATACACGACGGGCGGGTAAATCATACATCCAATACGGGGATTGTAAATTGATAAACGCCAAATATCCGTTTTGCAAAAAGTATTCGACGCCGTTTATTGTTTGGCGGGTAAATGGCAATATCCATTGCGACCCGGACGTTGGCGGGACGGCGGCAAACAAGGCGAACCCGTCGGAACTCATGTTGCCGGGATTTAACAACATTATATCAATATCGGACGTGAAATTTGATATATTAATTTCCTCAACCTTTCCGGGTGTTACATACTTGCTAATTACTTGTATCGGCAATCCCTCAAAAGCCGCCGTAACGTCGTCCATCCATTGAAATTGGTAACGTTCGGGCAAATCAACTTTATCAAACGAATATTCCGACGTATTGAACGCCCACGGTTTCCCGTTGCGCAAATTTAATTCCTTTGTCAAATCGTGGCTTAATATAACCCCGCTAGAATAGGAACCGCCATTGCGGAAATATTGAATATGCTCAATTTTAAATTTGCCGTCCTCAATGAACCAATAGCATTTGAAACAATCCCGTAACATATTGGTAAATTGTTGTAAAGTCGTTGGGGCTTTTTGTGCGGGTTTCTGATATTCCCCGTTTATAATATTGGTTTTCTGAGATACAAGCAACCGGAAATTCAATCCGGATATTGGATTGTTTCCGCTGTATAAAAATTGGCTATATTCTGCCGTGGCTGCGTGGGTAATACCCGGCGCAATCTGATTGAGTAAAACAGATATACACGACGCAACCGGGAACGCATCCCGTAAAGTATATTCTTTCCGGGCTTTTTCCTCTAATAACCAATCCATCAAATAAAACCCAAACCACAACGACGCGTAACGCCATGTTGACCGGGCAATTGGATAGAATGTTTGTCCGTAAATGGAATAGGGCGGCGCAAAATACTTTCCGTTGTCCGCTAATCCCCACTCGGTTGGGGTGTTTGAAAAGTTGTTTGAAATAAACGCCACGTCGATTGCATAACCAATCGCACGCCTATAATTACGGTTATTATCAACTATATCATCGGTGGGCAATGGATATGTATTTAGGTCGTTTATTTTCTCCACATCGCACAAATACCGGGCGTATATATTATAACTTTTCATATCGGCGTGCATTGTCCCGGTTGCTCCGGAACCCTCAACGGCGGTTAAATCAAACTCTAATGTATCAAACGGGGACATTGTGACTTTTGAATAACGAAACATTGCCACATCGTCTGATTGTCGGCGTATTTCAACCAATGCAACCCCAAACGGCACGCCGCTAATTTGCTGTTGTGAAATATAGATATAATAATTAACATTCAATTCCGGGTATAATTTCCCCTCGAATGCGTCCGCACCCGAACCCGTTGCCATTCGTCCGGTATAAAGCCCGGATATTGCAGCAGGGGAACCGTTGGATGTAATTTGTATTTCTTTCAATATATTGCACAAAGCAAAATGATAGGTTTGTACTAATGCGTTTTGGTCGGTCGTGGCGTTTGCGTCTTGTTCCCAATTAGTACCTCCCAAAAAACAAGAAACAACACTATCGCCCGGCACGTATATTTGAATTAATGGACGTTTGTTTATCGTTATCCGTTGAATTGTCGGGGCTAACGTTATTAAATTATATTCCTTTTCCAACCCTGCCAATACGTCGTTATAATCGTCGATTGCATCCGGTTGTACAACTACCTTTTTATCGTAATCAGTAAACGTGCAATCAGTTTTCATAAACTTGCCTTGAAAGTATTGGAACCATGTACGCCCGCCGTCGTCGCTCTTTTCAATGCAATACAAAAATTCATTGTCGAACGATTGGTTATTAATATAGGCGTAATCGTCCCGGACAAAGGTTATTTTGCCGGATAATTTGGCACGATAAAAACGTTGGTTCGTTTCTAATTCGTATTCCTTTGCCAAATCGTCCTTATAAATCGGATGCACGGTTTGACCTTGTAAGATGTTCGGGGCGTCCAACGTTCCCAATCTCAACCATGCCGCCCCGTTAATATATTGACTTTTTAAAACATTAAAACGAATATAGGCGGCATTATTGGGTATATCAAATTCCGTTATTGTTCCCGGCGGATTGCTCCCCCAACCTCCAATATATTTTTTATCACTATCATAAAATACGCCCCCCGAATAGGAACTAAAACTTTGATATATTTTTCGGGGATATACATTACTAATCGGGATAAAATTACGAGTATAAAAATAGTTATCATTATTCCCGTCAATCATTCCCGTTGTTGATGCAAATGCGCCATTTGCTAATAACGCATTTACAAATGAATGTCTATAAATCGGGTTCATATCAATTTTTTATTTTACGTGTTAAATTCTTGTAAACCTCAATAACATTGCCGTTGCCATCGGTATAACGACGACGGCGGTTTTGCTCTTTAATCTCCCTTACATCTTCTTTCAAATCCCGTAAATCCGGGGCGTTGTTTTGTTGAACCGTGACATTAACGCTGTCGGTATTGTAGGCATTCAAATACTTTTGCGGGAATGTCCCACGGTTCAAACTATTAATCACGTCCGGGATTATCCGGCGGAACCTCCGAGAATTACGTTTATTGATAACGGCGAAAAATTCCCCGCCCTCGGCACGCCTCCGGGTTCCGTCCGGTTTGGTTCCTAAATCCACATCGTCGCCGGATTGATGGGAACCGCCCGCCAACATTTCAACCGTACCATCGCCGTAACTTTCCGAACCCCCGGCGCTGGCGGACTTGGATAATTGGGCGGCTTTAATTTTGGCGGCGGCAAAGGAACCCCACATTACCGCAATAGCCGGTATTGCAAACGGGAACCCCAATTGCGACCATATCAAAGCGGACGCCGTTACAAGGTTGCCAATTTGTTGTATCGTTTGGATTGCTTGTTGTGCCTTTTGCGCCTTTTGTTGCTCCTTTAGGGCTTTTTCTTGGTTCTTTTTTGCTTGGTCTAACTCCTTTTGCGCCATTGCAACGTTATTGGCGTAACCGTTCGCCCGTGCCTCTAATTCCGCATCTAATCGGCGTTGGCTTGCGTCAACCTCTTTATCGGCGGCGGGAAAGGGGGGGGGAAAGAAGAAAAAAATGGTAAATTCTGTCCCTTTTAATTGCTCAATGGCAAAGGAAACGGACGTACTTATTGCCTCCTTTTGGTCGTCGTCCAAATTCAGCCCAAACAACCCGTAAATGTCGTTTCCCCGTTCGTCGCCTTTGCTTTTCTCAATTTCTTGGTTGATTTTCGCAATGGTATTTTCGATTGTCTTAACCTCGACATCCGTCATTTTAACGCCCGCCGCTTTGTTCAACTCTAAAATCTTTTGCAACCGTGCCTTTTCTTGTGCCAAACGGAACCGGGTTTTGCGCTCCTCTGAATTACGGATTAAATCAAACTCGGACGCCTCCAACGCTTGTGTTTGGTCGAATAGCATTAACGCCCGTTGTTGGCTTAACTCGGTCGTTTGCTTCAATACCTCGGCATCATATTTGGCGTTAATATCCGCCTCGGATTGGCGCACGTCCTCGGCTAATTGCCTATTTTGTGCCAATTCGATTGCCCGTTGTTGCTGTAACAACTGAATACGCAAATTTATTTCCTCCTGCGAACCCTCACGGGCGGCGTCTAATTGTAATTGCGTCCGGTCGGCGGCGGCTTGCATTTGGTCTATTGTAATTTGGTCGTTCAATTCGCCCAAACTCTTTGCGTATTGTTGTTGCAAAAGTAATTGTTGGTTAAGCAATTCGGCAACTTGTGTTTCAGTTAATCCCCGCTCGGTTTCTAACCGGGTGTTAATGTCCTGTATTTGCCTTTCATACTCAACCCGCAATTGTTCCCGTTGCTTTTCCGCACCCTCTGCCATTAATGCAATTTGGGCGTCCTGTGTTGCCCGTTGTGCGGACAATTCCGCCGCCCGTTGGTTATTGGCAATATCTACCATATCAACCGCCAATTGTTCCCGTAATAAAACAATTTGGTCGTTCAACGCTTTACGTGCCTTAACCGTTAAATTAGTTTCCGTCCTCAACTGCAATTGTATGTCAGCAATCGCACGGGCGTTGGCGGCTTGACGTTGCGCCCGTTGTTGGTCGAATGAATTTTTAATTAAGGCAATCCGGGTGTCCTCGGCTTTGCGCAATATATCCGTTTCCGCTTTGGCGGCGTTCCGGTTTTCGTTTGCTCTTTGGGCGGCTTGTATTTTCCTTTCGGCGTCCAAATCCGCCCCCTCGGTTTTTAGATTAACGGCAATGTCAACCGCCCGCCCGGTATTATCTATTTGACCCTGCACGGCTTCAATTGCTTCATCAACCTTGACTTTATCAATTTTACCGTCTAAATCAACATCAATATAAACTTTCTTATCCCCACGAGCTTTGGCGTTATTCAACTGCAATAACATATCGTTTAATTGCTTCAACTTTGCCCGGTTTGCCTCCAAATCGTTTAATTCTTGACCGTAAAAACCAACGCTTTTATTATGCGCCTTTGTGCGCTCGGCTAATATTTCGTCCTCAATCTTTCGGGTTTCAGACAATGAAGCGTTACGGGCTTTAGCAATGTTTAATTCCCGGTTCAATTGGGCGACACGTTCGTTGCTAACCCGGTTCATTTCGGTTGCCTCGGTTTCCAAATAATCCAACCACGCCTTTTGTGCCTCGTTAAGTTTTTGTTGGTTCTTTGCCGATTTATCGGTATTAGATGCAAACAGAACTAAAGCCCCCACAACCGTAACCAATGCCAACGCCAAAAGAACATACGGATTTGCGGCGGCAATCAGATTGAAAGCCTTTTGCGCAATTGTAGCCGCCAATGTTGCCTTTGTTCCCTGCATGGTAACAAGGCGGTTATAAACTTGCGCTTTGCTCAATGCCGCCATTTGTAGCCGGGAAATACCCAACATAATTGCGGATTGTTTTTGTACTGCGTTTTGTATGGCTTGCACCCCGGTTGTAATGGCTATTGCCGCCTGTAACTTCTTTTGCGCTTCTTGCACTTCCTCACTTTCCGCCCCGAACAATTCCATTGCCCCGGTAAATGCGGCGAACCCACCGGACGCACCAGCCGCCAAACCTAATACGGCATCCAAATTGGACGTATCGGACGCCATGCGGGTAATTTCATCGGTCGCATCCTTAACCGCATCTCGTAACATTGCGGTTTCTTTGCTCAATTGCTGATATTCAGCGGTTCCTTGTTTGCCCCCCAATCGTAACAATGCTAATTGCTTCGTTTGGTTCTCTATTTGGGTCGTCAACCCTTTTGCGGCGTCGGAATAGTTACCCACGTTTAACGACGTTTTCCCGGTCGCTTCCTGCAACCGTTTCATTTCCTCGTAAATCGCTTTTGTTTCGGCAACCAATTTGCGCCCCTCCTCGGTCGCCTCCCTTTCCTCAACCGTCATATTATTGAGGTATATTTTATTGATTGAGTATTGAGCGGACAAACGATTATATGAACCCTCGGCGGATTGGTTCAACCGGGTTGTCAACTTGTTTAATTCGTTCGCCTCTTTTTGCGCTTGTTTCAATTCTGCCAAACGCTTTGCGTTCTCGCTTTCCGCAAACGCCAAATCCTTTGCCGCCCGTGTCAATTTGTCGGTATCGGCGGACGCCCCCCGGATTGTTTTACGTCCGTTCTCGGTCGCCCCGCTTACCCCCTCCAATGCAGCCTTAACCGTTATCGCCTCACTCTTTATATTTTTTAGAGTGTTCATATAGGCGTCGGAAAGTTGGTCTAACTGATTTATCAACTTTGTAATCGAATCGTCCGGGCTTACAAGGTCGCTATATTTTATAGGGTTGTTATTATCTGTCATACTTAACGTTATTTGCGGGCAATTTGCCCCGTATTAAATTATCTTTTCTTTTCCATGTAGTTAATCAACCAAAGAAAAACAACGCCGCAAATCGCCTTATTTGACGCCGTTTTTATTTTTGGTTGGTTTCAACAACTCCTTTATCCGCTCAAATGCGTTGTAATACTCCAATACGGTGTATTTCTTTGGTTCCGGTACGTGCAAATGTTGCGATATGGTTAAACACATATTTTCAAACTGTTTATCGTACTGAATTTCCATGTTATCGGAACCGCTAAAAACAACCGGGCGATTATATAACAACAACATCGTCGTTATTTTATCAATTTCCGCCCGTTTGTCCTCTGTATCGCCGTTTATAATCGCATCCAACATTAGCATTGTCCGGTTACGCAATTCGTCGTAATACTCTTTAATCGTCGCATCGTCGAACATACGGGGGAAATACATTTGCAATTCATCATCTATTTTTTTTTTGACCGCTTCCATTTGGGCGGTCAACTCTTTAATCGGAACGTCGCCGAACATATCGACGACCTTTTGCAACCCATCGTCGGATAAATCGTTGTACGGGGTTCCGTCGATTGATTTAACCAACACGGCAAACGCTAAACATTTCGGGCTTAACCCGGATTGAATGAAATACACGTTTTGCCGCATATTATCCAATTCGATTGCCGCCAATTCCGGGGTTTTGCTCCGGGCGTATCTCATTGCCTTTTCAATATGCGTGTCGAAATCCTGTAAATCCGAACCAATCCCGGCATCAACCAACAACATTTTATTGTATTTATGGAAACGCAACATCGGTAATTCGTCGATTGCGTCGTATATCTCAACCGTGTATTCCCCTATCTTAACCGTTTTCATAGCAAATAACGTGTTATCATGGTTGAACAAAAGGGAACCAACAACAACGCCGGGTTCCCGGTTATAAACGCCAAAAGGATTGCCAAAGCAACCCCCGCCCAAAAGGACAAACAGAAATCACAATTAAACATCTTTGCGAAAAACTCGTTGCCGTGGACTTGTACCCATTCGATAACCTGCCATTTGCGTAACAAGGTCAAACCGAATGCAGCAACCAAAGCAACCACGACCGTATAAAATAAAAATGCTTCCATACTCTTACAATTATTCATTAATACACGTTTCACTTATTCCCAATTCCCCGGCAAACCGGAACCCGGCGAACGGGTGCATTAAAAATTGGTTATCTATTTCATCCAAAGTAAACCCGGTAAATATGTTTTCGGCTTTCTCATATACTTTGTTTATCTGCATACTTCCACTTTTCAGCCAAAACCCACCGTTTAACACTCTCATAATTTCCTGTTTTACCGCTTCCCGGTTCCGGTTGTTTGGGTCGTTGGTAATTGTGCGCATATCAAACCAAAATATAACCGAAAACGGCGATTTATATTTGTTTGCTTCGCCGGGGAACCATGTTATTTGCTGCGGGTCGTCTAACGTAAAAAACGAAAAATTCCCAATATTACTATCGGGTTCAATCAACATATATTCATTGCCGCCAACATAAATATTGGGCGTATAATATCGTTTCCCTTGTATGGACTTAACTAACCGTTCCGCACGCCCAAAGGAATAATTAAGCCACGGCAACCCGTCCGCCAATCCCTTTTGAATATTTGCAATAACCCGGTCGAATAACTCCGGGTTCTTTATAATCGGTACTCTATCCATTTCCGTATATTGTTTTTTTTGCTTTGGTTAGCAAATCCGGGTAAACGTATTGCCAAATCAGTTTAGCAATGTTTTCATTCGTCAACCCTAATATTTGCCGCCCGTACTTTTTTATCAAATCTTCCGTCTTGAAATCCGACGCCTTAATTTCAAATTGTTTGTCGCCGACTTCCAAATAAAAACTACTTTCAAAATCGCCCTCATCCCGTAACGTTACCCGGTTCGTCGGTTGTCCCTTTTCCTCCTTTATGGCTATTGTTAGCGGGGTATAAGGTCGATAATCCATAATGTCAACGCCCAATCGGTTAATACCTTGTTCAAATAATTGTTCCTCGGCGTTGGCATCAATGATAAACGCCGTTGTCATTCCGTCGTCGATTATGTCCCGTATAATCAACCCGGACGTCAACCCGTCGTTAAATGTATTAACCCGGTTGCGCAAATCAATTATTGATTGTAACCCCGCCATAATGCAATTACGTTGTCCGGTACTTAACGCCCCGGTTGTTGCAACTCAAACAAATACGGTCAATTCCTTGCGTATCTAACCGCAAAGCCTCAAACGCTTTTTTAAGGTCATAACCCAAACCGCCGGGGCGTCCCTCAACGTTCCCGTCCAATTCGTACAAAATTTCCATTTTAGAGGCGTTGGATTGGTTCCGGTTTACCCTTACGTTGGGGTTCATTGCCAACGTGCGCAAAGCGATTGCCGCAACTTGGCGTTGTATTACCGTTTGGAATATCGCCCGTTGTTCAACGATAAAATCGGTTAGGTCGCAACCGACGGTAATTTCACAATTCAACCCGTAATTTAGCGTATTAGTGTACATCGTGTATGCTATATCCCACAACTCCGGGTATTCAGCGAATGTTTCCGGGGCGTTGTACATAAACGGGGAAATTTGCAAATACTTTGTCAATTGCCGCCATGCCTCAATATTGCCGTACCCGGTACACGTTCCGCACGGTTCTCGGCTCCAATCTTTCGACACGTTAATTGCTTGCATCCCGGCGGGTAAATCGTCTTGATTGTAGCAAAGGAACCACGCACCCCCGGCGTTGTTTGCGTCGCTGATATACGGCAAAAAACAATCTTCCAATGTAAACCATTGAAAGCCGCCATTTGTCAACGTAAAATTCAAATCAAACGTTTTTATCGGGTCAATCTGCGAACTATGGAAAAGATACAATTTCACAACCCCGGTTCCGCCCGTCATTTGCAAGCCGACACGGTGTATTTGTGCGGTTACTCCCATCGCCCGCACCGGGATAATCTCAAACCCTACTAACTTATGATTATTCGGTTGGGTTGCTCTGATACGTCCGGCACCGTCAAAGAACGTGCGACGCTCCAATAGGTTCTTTGTTTCCTTATCCAACCCCTTTATTTGGGTAAATGTTTGTACCGCCGTGGAAATTCCGTTGCGGGTCAAACGTTCCAAATAGTCGGATAATATGTTGTATTTCTCCCAAAAGGTCGAACCCTCGGCGGGAACCTCGGCGACGTTATCAACCAAAGCAACCCAATACAAAGGTTTGCCCGCCGCATCGTTGGCGTATTGTACCACGGTTCCGGCTTTCCATTCCTTTGTATCGTTCCAAACCGGGTATTGAAAACCCCAATTATCCGGGACGATTGCCGCCATATTATCCAACGTTACAAGCGGGTGCGCCCCTTGAAAATATAACCCGCTTTCGGTTTCCGTCAATTGCTCGGCGATTGCTTCGGCGGGATTATATGATTGTTCCCAACCGACGACGTGCAATAACTTATCTTGTATTTCCTTAATCCTATACATAAGCCCAAATATAACCGCCGCAAGTTTTTTTTATACCCTTACAGCATTTAACAATATTACTATCATTTAAACCCGTTTCCCGTTGTGCGTCTTTTACTGATAAGAATGTTTTTATCAAATCTCCGCAAATGGAATACATCGCAATTTGTTTTGCTCGTTGGTGCAATCCGCCTAATCTCCCAACCATATATTCGCCAATCTTTTTATTTAGGCGTGATTTTGTTATTGGATTATTACAATTTTCTTTGGTTGTAACCCAACGCAAATTGTCCGCCCTATTATTCGATTTGTCATCGTCGATATGGTCAACACATGGTTTGTTGTCCGGGTTCGGAATGAAAGCCGCCGCAACTAATCTATGAACATTAACAGATTTACGAGTACCATTGCACAATACTACAACATTATACCCGTGCTTATTGGGAACGGATTTAATTATCTTTGTATTATTACGCACGTTTCCGTAATTACTTATTTCATAATTTGGGAAATCGTATATTACTTTCCAACTTTCCATATCATTAATTAAAAAAAAGGGGGGCGGGGATAACCACCCCGTCCCCTCGGTTAAAACTTGAAATCCTTTGAGAAATCGTTATTAAAATCCCCCTTATGCACCACCCCCGGCGGGAAATTCCCCGGCGTTGGTTACATATACGGGCATGCCTAACGGTTCGTTCGGGTTGCGTGCTGCAATCTCGGCTTTGATAATCGGATTTGCCACGGTTTCCGGGTTGCTGTTATATGCTACCATGTAGGCAACATCAACGCTAAATCCGAAATACTCCTTAACGGCACACGTCAAATCAGCGGTTGCGGCTCCCATAATCGACGATTGGTCGCCAACGGCGGTGTAATAATGCGAACCAACGGGCAAATCAATGTACGGCAAACGTACAATATCCCATTCGTGGAAATTCGCACGGGTGCGGCGGTATGCCTCACGGTCAACACGGGTTAAGATACCAACGTTTCCATCGGCAACGGCAAACATTGTTCCCATTTTGCCCGCTTCATCGGTTACATTGTTGGTATAATGCAATACCTTGTTATCGTACTCCATGCGCTTATTAACGTCGTTGTAAACGCCATGTTGCGCCAACTTGCGAATTAGGCTATCAACCCCCGCATTTGCGATAAGGTGGATATATTCCGGGTAACAATTCGCCCGCATGATTGGGTTAATGTCGCCCAAAATCTCGGTTGCCATTTGGGTTGGCACTTGAATAACATTTCCGGTCTTCGTGTAATTGAGCAAAGTTTTGAAAACCTGCGTTTTGTTCGCCTCCAATGCGGCAACGGCTCCTTTATCCAAAGCATCCGCCAACGCACGGGTTGTTTTCTCCATTTTGCGCATGAAATCGTGTTGATACGAAATTTCATTGTTTGAATACGCCGCCGGAACCATCGTAAACCCGATTGAATAGGTAGACCAAACAAGCGTTACCAATGCGGACGTATTTTCATTGTCAGCAATAACGCACGAACGCACGTTGCTAACCTGTACGTTTTCGTCATAATTGATAACGGGAACTTGTACCGTGTTACCGATACTTACTAATGCCCTATCCCTCAAATTAGGGCTAATAATTGAGTTGGGGGCGTTGGTTTGTTCAATGAAGAAATCCAATGCGCCGTACTCACACGGGCGGAACATATTACGGTCTAACTCCGGGTTCTCTATCCGCCAATTCTGTACTCTTGTTGCTATTAAACTCATTGTTTAAAAAATTAAATTGTTTATAAATGCGGGTTTACCCTTTACCCGTGTTTCTTTTACTTTTCCGGCAATGCGGCAATATTGTTGTCCTGCCATGCCTGTTTCATTCCGGCGTCAAATTCAGCCGTTCCAATCTGCAAACCTTGTTGTTGCAAAGTGTTGGCGATTACGTCGTATGCCTCAACCCTCGTTTTTGCGCCGGATATATCAACGGTAACATTACCGCCCGCACCGCCGCCCGCCGGGGGATTGGTTCCGCCGCCCGCCGCTTGGCGTCCCTTATCCAAAATACCCATTGTTTCTAATTCACGGGTCAAAAGGTCGCCGGGGGTGTACGGGTTCAACTGATTGTTCGGGTTACGCATGATTGCGCCGTTTTCGTCCTTAAACGCTAACATTTTGCCGCCTTTGCCGTCGTCGATAAATTCCGGGTTCATACCCTTAATTTTGTCGATTGCTTGACCCAACAAAACCTTTGTTGCGCTTTCCGGCAACCCTGCCTTAAACTTCAATCCGGCGGTTGCTGTCTGCAATGCCGTTTCAACACGAATGCCGAACACTTCCTTTGTATGGGTTTGTTCGGCTTCATCGTATTTGCTTTTGAGGTCGTTGTATTGGGTCGTAACGCTTTGCAAATCTGCCTTTGCTTGCTTCAATGCCTTTGCGGTTTCCGCATCCGTCGCACCGTCGGCAATTGCCTTTTCCAAACGTGCCTTTTCTTTCGTCAGACTTTCGATTTGGGTTTGCAATGCGCTTGCGCTTTCCGCTTTGGTTTTGAACTCGGTGACCACACGTTTTGCGTAATCAAACGTCTTTTCGGTTCCGTTCTTTGCGATACCGGACGCCGCCAAAATATCGGCATCCAATCCGCCGTAAATTTCGCCCGTCTTTTTGGCGATAACGCTACTTTCGTCGTTGGCGGACAATGTTGTAATTGCCGCAATTTGTTCGTCCGTCAAACCGGACAAAGCCGCATTTGCAATTAAAATTTCTCTCGTTAACATAATTCTTTCCCTTTGAATTTTTAATTCAGCGCAATTGTTTTAATATCTGCGCTGTTAGCGTTTACAATAAGAATAGAATATTTTGGAGAATCCCCGGTTGTGTCAACCAACCAACTAACAATTTTTGCATGACTGATTTTCTTTTCAACCTCTTTTGTTACCAAAATAACATCGGCAATTGTGCCGCCCTCAATACAAGCAATCAACTTGTTTTTTGTGTCGCCATCCAATGCGGCGGCGGTTGTTGTTACTTCAATAACCAAATTGTCCTGCTGTGCAATCTGTGCCATAATCGTATTTTTAATGGTTTAATACTCTGTTACTTTTTCGCTCCGGGTTTGTCCTCGGCTTCTGCCTTTGCCTTTGCATCGGCTTTGGGTTCCTTTGCAGTTGTCGCCGGTATAAAGCCCTCCGCTTTCAATTCTGCCAAAATCTCGGCTTTCAATGCTGCCTTTTCCTCGGCACGGGCTTTGGCGTCCGCCTCGGCTTTCGCTTTGGCATCGGCTTTGGCTTTTTCCTCGGCGGCTTTGGCTTTCTCTGCCTTTGCCTTTTCGTCCGCCTCGGCTTTCGCTTTCATGTACTCGTTGGGGTCGTGCAATACGGTAATCGTGTAACCCTGTTTTTTCAGATTGTCGGCAATGCTATTTTCATAACCCTTTTTGCCGAACTTCTGAATACGGGGAATTGATAACCGTTTGCCCGTTTCGCTGTCGAATTTCTTAATTTCGATAACGCAATGATACAAATGTTTCTCATTGTCCGGGACAATGTAGTTTTCGGGCGTAACGTCGATAATCGCAACGTCTTTAGTTTTGCCCTCGCCTATTTTCACTCGCATAATCGTTAAATTTATTTGTTATAAAATTTATCTTAGAGTTGAACGGCATATTATACCCAAACTCCAATACGTTAAGATATTCACGTTCAAACCTGCGCACAAAGTTAGCAAAATTCAACTTTATACGCATATCGTTTTCGCTGATAATGTTTTTACCGTACAAATCCAATACCTCGGAACGGGTTAAATGTCGGTACGGTTCCAATTCCGCCAACGTCAACATACGTTGCAATTGGGTTGGACTGTTCCGGTATTCCGTTTCAATGATTTGGTTTTGTAGGGCGTCTAATTCCGCCTCGCTTGCGCCGCTTTCCTTTGCTATCTTGTAACGTTCCCGTAACTCCGTTGCGTTGGATAAATAGAACTCCGTGCCGTAATTGACTTTTGCAGAAACGAACAAACCGCCATACCTCAAACGGCAAACGGTTTCATCGACGAATTGTTGCGCCGCCTCAAATCCTTTCTTTACTCGGTTTAATACCGTGCTTTGGCTCTCAAAATTCGCCTGTATTTGTTGCTCGTTCAATGCGTCCCGTGTGGTTATTTCCTCGTTGGTTCCAACAACCGACGTAATAATGTCATTCTTTAGGCGGTTTTCTTCCTCAACGTTATAATCCAAACTCCCACGGTCAACGGTTAGCATTTGCACCGGGTTACGCAAATCGGGTTGTTTATCCCCGTCCGGTATTGGTATTTCAACGAACGAACCCACGCCGTTAATACGACTATCCCCGCATTTGGGGCAACGCATCAAAAGCCCGGCAGCGTCCAATCTATAAAACCCTTGTTTGTCTTTCAAAAACCCACCGTCGCAATAATCGCCATTTTCGCCGTTACTGAAATCGCATGATTGTTCGTAACCGGAATATATCGGATATGCACCGTACAAATCTAAATGTCGCTTACTGATATGGTAAAACAAAAACCAATCCAACGCCTCCAATTGCTTGGTTAGCGGGGATTGCTTAATGTCGGGTTCCGATAAACTCAACGGTTCATTCCAAAAGAAACGGGCGGGACAATAACCGACGTCGTGCGGGTTATCAATCAGCAATTCGCCGATATTGTGGTTTTTGTCCTCTCTGAAAACTCTATAACGTTCGTCGTCAATTACTGCGATACGTTCGCCGTCCTGCCTAAATATGATATAATCCATTATCCCCGTCGTCGGGTTGGCTCTGTAATCAATCACGGATGCAATAGGCAACCAATAGAAATACGGTTGCGGGTATTTGTCGGCGGGGTTTTGTTCGCTCGGCATATCGACAATTAGAACGCTATTTATTTCGGTTTGGAAAAACTCCCATCCTTTTGTACTCCAAATTTCCGGTTCGTATAATACGTCTTGGCGGTAATACTCCCAATCGTCCCTTTGTTCCGGGTTTTGGAATTGATAATTGAACGCCGGGTTACGACCGTCAAAAATCCGGCTCAACTTATCAAAACAAACGCCCGTTACCTCGTTTGTTTTAACGGGGTAACGGAACAATGTTTTGAACATCTTAAATTTATCATGCGGCAATAGGTTAGAAACAAATGCCATAAAATCCGTAATCGGTTGGCAAATGTCAAACGACGTTATACGGGTGCGGGCGTGAAAATTAATGCGCTGTTGGTGATAAATAGCCTTATTTATCGTTTTGCGCTTTTTCGGCTCCGTTATCCGCTTTTTTATTTCGTTTATATCCAATCCCATTGTCTTTGTCAAATTTAAAGTCTGAATTTTCCGGCAATCTCCAACCGCCATTATTAGGCATTCGCAAAAGACGTTCGGCGTGCGTAATCTCGAATTGTTCGGTTACGTTCAATGTATCATTGATTAACGCAACCTTTTGTACTTTCGCCGCCATATCGTCAACCTCCAACGGTAACTTTTAAATCCGTCAACGGATTAAATTCCGGTGCAATGATTGTGAGGTTGTCGGAATAGTTAGGCAAAAACACCCATTGTATTGCGTTGCTGTCCGGGGCTTCTAATCCGCCATGCGTTTTGTCGCCAATGAACAACGAACGGATAGGAATAGGATAATACGTTGTCTTTACCGTTTCGTCCTGTATTGCCTCAATACTTCCGTTTTCGTCAAACAGATAGACGCCCAAATTGTCCGCCCAACTTTCGCATTGCAATTCTTTCATTGCCTTAATTACTGATTGGGGGATTTTACGCATTACCCCGGTAAACGGGTTTGGTTCACGCCCTATAATTTCCTCAACGCCTCCCAATGTTTCGTTACCACCTCCAAAGGTTCGGGCGGCTCCGGCTTCGTTGGTCGGGGCTTGGATATACGGGGAAACAACAATTTTGGTACTATCTGCCGCCGTCAATAACGGCGTCCATGAAGCCAACGAAGTAATTGCCTTTTCCGTGGTAAAACTGTTTTTGCTTCCGTTGTCCTTTGTAAGACGCTGAAATGCTACCTTTTGAATTTGCCCGAAACTTTCGGCACAATTTACGGCGGGAATATCGGGCAATGCAGCCGCCGCCGGACACTTACAAGTAATCATACTTTCTAAATTTTAACGTTAAAACTATTGTTTACTATCTCCGGGCTGTCCCTTTGCCCTTTGTTTTCGCCTACAAAGTTATAAACTTTTTCGGTTACAAACTTGCATATCTCAAAAATAATGCTAATTGCGTCGTTTTACACCTCGGTTTGCGTGTGCGTATGGTTGTATATTACCGTCGGCAATCTCTTTTTCGTAAATCCCGGTTAATCCGTCCTCCGGGTCGTCGTGCGTGTTCGCATCGAAATTACGCAAAAAGGTTGTAACATGGTCGTAAACGGCTTTGTACCGGGTTTCCCATCCGAACGGCATAATGATATGTTGGTTTACCATTGCGGAATTAGTGATTATCCGGCTTTCCTTGTTACCCCCTTGATAAAACGGGTCGGTAATTGCCCGGACTTTCTTTTTAATAACCTTTTCAAAGCCCGCACCCCCGTTGTTGCTCTCAACCCATGCTTTTTGCGTGCCGTTGCGGTTTATCATCGCCGGAACAGTTACGGTTGTTACGTCCGTGTTTTCGTCCGTCATTTCCATATCCGTAATTAAAGCAAATAACAACGGTTCCATACGCTTTGTTTTCTCGTTGAAAACCATGTTATCAGATTTATAGACGTCATACGTTGCACCAAACAAAAGGTCGTCGCCCTCATCGGCAACGTCAATGTATGCCCCGGAACGTATGTACGTGCCGTAATCGGATTTTTCGACCCACGTTTTAAATGGCTGATATAATCGACCCTCGGCGGAACCGGGGTTGCCTTGATAGAGGCATTGAAATTGTACCGGGTCTAATGCCTTTTGCGCTTCCAATTTCATACGGCTATGCCGCCCCTCCCATAATGCAGCCCCAACCGGGCGGGGGTCTATTTCGGTCGGTTCTCCGGTTTTCAATCCCTCAAAGTTTATGCGCACCCATACCCCCGGCGTTACGTTTTCCAAATCCGCCCAACACTTAACATCTATAATCGTTTCCCCGCTCTTTTCAATTCGTCCTATCAAATCGTCGTCGTGCCATCGGGTAAATACTATTAATTCCTGCGAATCGTTGTGTAAACGGGTGCGTACAACGGTCGTGTACCATTTCCACGCCGCCGCCCGTACTATCGGGCTGTTACCCTCTGCGTAATCCTTATAAACGTCGTCCAATATCGACACGTCCACGGTTTTAGAGGTCAACGAACCACCACGACCCACAACACGCAACGACCCCTTACGCCCTACCATTTCGATAACATCACTATTGCGTAAATAGGTATTCGCCATTGTTACGACGTTGGAACCGTTCAAATATGTATCGGGGAACAATTCACGATACCGGGGCGTGTCGATAATACGTTGTACGTCCCGGTTAAAATCCCGTGCAATTGTCGCCGCATACGAACCAATACATATTTTGCGGTCGGGGTCTAATCCCAACATAAATGCGGGTAATTTTCGGCTTGACCCCTCCGATTTACCGTGTTGGGGCGGCTGTTGTACAATCATCTTTCGGATTTTGCCATGTGCGAACATATCCAACAACGTATAATAAACGACGTGGAAAGGCTCTAACACTAAATCCGGTTGCATATACCGGGCAAAGTTGATAAGACGTTTACGGGCGGCGGCTTTAACCAACAAATCCGGTTGTTGCCGGATTGCGTCGTACATCTGCAATAATTGTTCGTTGTTCATTGCTTTGCCTCCTTTCGTTTCGTCCAATTGGCACACGCTTTGCGCCCCCGGATAATGTGCCATTTCTCAAACGGACACGTTAAACAAATCGGTTTTCCCTGCCAATCTAAATTACTATGCGAATTTACCCAACTACCATGCCCGCAATCGTCGCAAATGTGTTTCGTCCATTCCGGTTGGATTGTTCCGGGACGGGGTGCGGTTACTCTCTTTGCCATTATTGCGCCCCTCCTTTCTCGGCTAATGCCTTTTGGTACTCGGCGGATTGTAGTTTGTCCGCCAATGCAAACAACATATCGTCCGGGATTGCCTTAACGTCGTACTTTGGTTTATCGTTGTCGGTCGTGGCGTTATATCCGGGTATCTCAATTTTAACGGGTGCGTCAAACCCTAACATCTTTGCCCTGCGTTGCTGAATGTTCAAAAGCAAATCCAAAAACCGGGGGTTCCCGGCGGACGTTTCGGTTGCGGTTTCATTGTACCCGTAATATTCCGGGTCGCCGTCCTCGGCATCGGTTTTGATTGGTCGCCCTTTGTTGGTTTTCTCTTTGGTGCGCATCTTTCCGGTTTTCGACGCCTCCCACGCCTCCCACGCTTGTTGCTCCATTTTATCCAACTTGCGCAATTCCTGTGTAACGTATTCGTCTATCGTTTCCAATCGTTCCCGTTTCCATTCAATAAGGCATTGTTGCAAATCGTAATAAACCATTTGAAACGATATTGTATATTGCAAACCACGTTCCGCAATGTTACGGTTCAATGCCTCGGCAATTTCCCGGTATGAATAACCACGCAAAAACAAATCAGCACAAAAACGAACGTCATAAACTCGTTGTTCTTCCGACCTTTTGTTATATCCGGCGGGTTTCCGCCCCTTTGTCAATTTTTCCATTGTCTAACCTCTTTTAATGTCCAAACGGGGTAAAAAATAACCCTTTGCGCTTTTCGTCCTTTGGTTCCCTTGCTTGGTTTCCCTTTTATCGGCTCCCCTTGCTTTCGTTCCTTTGGCTCCCCTACCATTGGGTTTGTTTCTTTTCTCCGTTTGCCCTCCTTAAAACGTTGTTTACCCTTTACAAGTTATTTGCGGGGAATTTCCATTTTAAGAGGCTTTTGTTATTAACTCAATACTTTTATCGTCTTAATGGTTATCTTTCAACCACGGGGCAAATTTACGGGTTTTCCGGGGCATTGCCAAACCTTTGTTATCTCATGTATATAAACGGCAAAACCCCGGCTTTGTTTCCGGGGCTTTTATGCCTATTGTCCTATACCGTTTTCGTACCTTCCATTTGAACAACGAAAATGCGGTTGGGTTCCACGGGGGTTGGTGTATTCCGTTCCCCCTTTCATTTCCTTTATTGCCAAACATACCGGGGCGGGCTTTCCATTTACCGGAAATTCCGGGTTGAAATATCGACACGTTCCGCATATCTTTTCGGGGCGTCGATTATCCGGGGCGCATCCGGTCGGCATATTAGGAATTTCCGACGAACATTTATTTTTCATTGCGTCGCCCCCCTTTCCGTTTATTCTTTGCCCGGCATTTGTTCCGGGGGTTTTT